CGCGGTCGTGGACACCGGCGATACTCATGAGCTCGTGTTTCCTGAGCTCCTGGGGACTCTACGGCAGTATGCGCTCGGCCGCGAGCGCAATGGGATGCTCTTTGGCGCACTTAAGTATCGTGCCATTGAGTGGTGTCGCGCGATGGGGCTACCGCCCCACGTGGCAGACCTAGGCATTGCCAGTGCCGTTGGTCTTGCCATGGAGCCGACGCCGCATGAGAAGCTTGCCCTCTCTCGTGCATCCCTTGCCACCATGGCACCGCCCGGTGACCTGCGCGTCCAGTAGGACAGACCGGTTGATTGCGCTGGGGTGTGCTGGGGCCACTCTCTCCCTGTAGAGACCTGTGGTAAGCTCGACCTCACTGGCGTGAACTGGTCTGGTGAAAACTGCGCGGGAGGCCGTCGTCACATGCGGAGTTGCGGTTCGTTGGGCCTGCCTGGTACTTGGCGACCCTTCGTTCACTCTCCGTGCCCCCACAATGAGATCGCTGCCCTTTTGACGCGGTCTCTCGGTCCTGTGCCCGCCCGGGTGTTCGAGCCGCTTGACCCAAGCGTTCTTCGAGAGTTTCGGATTCTCCAGCGCTTGACGGCTCGGTACGCGGGTGATACTTGGGACTACCTGCGGACGGCGTGCTCGTATCAGGGTGCACTACGCCGTCGGTACCTGGAAGCGGAAAGATCCTTGCGTGTGGACGGTCCGGTTGTAGCCGCGGACTGGAAGCTCCGAGTCTTTCTTAAAGCTGAGAAGTTTAATGCGGTCGCCAAGAAGGTCAAGCCGAGACTCATATTCCCAAGGAGTCCTCGGTATAACTTGGCTCTCGCGACTCGGCTTAAGCCACTTGAGCACTGGCTATGGGGACGCTTGTGTGCGAAGGTGGTGGCTTGTCCGGGGGTTGGCAGGGTTGTGGCCAAGGGGTTGTCGCCTGCAGAGCGGGCCAGGTTGATCCGGCGGAAGATGTCTAACCTGGACGACTGTAGGGTCTTTGAGGCCGACGCTAAGTCCTTCGAGGCTCATGTCGGACCGGGGTGGTTGTCGGAGGAGCACAGGGTCTATGGAAGGGCTTTTCCCGGTGACAGGGAATTGCGCCGACTACTCAGTGCGCAGCTTACGCTCAAGGGTAAGCTGTCGTGTGGGGCGAGGTTTGAGCGACCCGGTGGTCGGGCGAGCGGGGACTTCAACACGGGGATGGGTAACTCCCTCCACATGCTCGTTGTCGTCCTAGCAGTCCTGAGGCGTTACAAGGTCCCGTTTGACGTTCTGGTCGACGGAGACAACGCCCTGGTCTTTCTCCGCGCGCGCGACATCGGCGCTGTAGTGCCAACCTTTGCCCAACACGCCCTCGACCTCACTGGTCACGAGCTCTCGTTGGAGTCTGCTGTCGGGTTGCTGGAGGAGGTTCGTTTTGGGCAGTGTGCCCCTTTGGACTTGGGCGGTGGGAAGCTGACCATGGTGAGGGAGTTTGTCAAGGTGCAGTCACATGCACTGGCCTCTCACCGTTGGTTGCGCGACCCGTCCTTCGCCCGGGAGTGGGTCCGGGGAGTCGCGGCCTGCGAGCTGAGTCTGGCGATTGGGGTTCCTGTGCTTCAGGCATGGGCGCTCCGTCTCGTCGACCTCTACGGTGGTCCGGAGGGCGTGCGGATGCACCCGCACGCTGACCTCATCTACCAGGGGGCCTGGGCCGCTAAGGCGGCAGAAGCCGAGCCGGTCTCACCGGAGGCACGGCTGTCCTTTGAGAGGGCGTTTGGGGTCACACCCGATGCCCAGCTGGAAATGGAAGCCCGCATGGGAAAACTTGAAGCCGTGGATTTTCACGGTGAATGGTTGCGGGTTGAAATGCCCAGCTTTGATCTTTGGCCAGCTCCGCCGGGGTTCACTGAGGCTTGCTTGGACGGGCGGTCGGGGGATGCGGGGCCTTGGATAAGGGCCCTGTAAGTCGAGTTGCCTGGAGGGGTGTCGCCCCTGGCGATCTCCGATGGACCGTTAAGGAATTTACAATACCTCTGGCCTACCTCGGTAGGTGCGCCAACTATGGGGAAGCGCTTAAATTGACTCGGGACACGTAGCTCTCGCTCTGTGGGGCGGGTAAGGGAGCATGCGTTCGCGCCTCTGTCCGCACATCCAACCCTCCTAGTCTCTGGCACGTTTTGCCTGGGACCGCGATTCCTCTGGCCCGGTCTCCCCCGGGCGCACAGGTTGTGAACTGGCCTGTGGCACAACGCAGCACCCTCGGCGGACTGATCATCCGGCAGGGCAGACGTATCACGGGGTGGGGTCCCGTCGGCCGAGCGGGCGAAGGCGCCTAGTCAAAGCTGAAACTAACCTCGCGGCAGGGGAC